TCCCGAAAGACTGGAAGCAGATCATAATGGACTGCGGCCAGGATGTCCACCAATGACAGAATTTCCCGTATAGAAAAGGGATTAGCTTGCGAAAATGCAGTTCAACACCTTAAAACCAGTGGATAGGAGCCGCCAGATGACAAAATCTATACGCCCAATTCGGATTGAAAACAACATTGCGTTTGTGCCCCTCACTCGCGGCCTTGAGGCGATCATAGATGCTGACGATGTGCATATGGTTGAATCCTACAACTGGTGCGCTATGCCTGGGGCTAACACGGTCTATGCGATGCGTGTAGATAGATCATCCGGCATCCTCAGCACTATATATTTGCACCGATTTATTTCTGCTGCGCGTGGAAAAGAACAAGTTGACCACATAAATAGCAATGGTTTGGACAACCGTAGAACAAACCTGAGAGCGGCAAGCTGTGTGGAAAACAAGCGGAACACAAAACTTCAAGCATCTAACACGTCAGGCTATAAAGGTGTTCACTGGCTTAAAAGCGCCGGGAAATGGCAGGCAAGGATCAGGACAGAACTAGGCCGTAGACATCTAGGACTGTTCACAAATCCAGAAGATGCGTATAACGCTTACTGTGATGCCGCCAAGGTTTATCATGGCAACTTTGCAAGGCTGAAATAAGGATGCAGCCCGTGCAACAGCTTGAATCATGGCCGACAGACACCCTCATAGAATACGCACGCAACCCGCGAAAGAATGACCACGCAGTTGATCGTGTGGCAGCCGCTATTCGTGAGTTTGGCTTCAGGGTGCCTATCCTGGCAAAGTCTGACAAAACAATCGTTGATGGACACCTACGGCTGAAAGCAGCGAAGAAGCTAGGACTGGAAGAAGTGCCTGTATTGTTGTGCGACGATATGACAGACATTCAGGTAAGGGCCTTTCGTCTAAGCGTGAACAAGGTTTCTGAGTTCGCCGACTGGGACGACGAGATGCTGCGGGTTGAGCTGGACGCGCTTGGCGCAGATGGTTTTGATCTTGAGCTTACCGGCTTTTCGCTGGATGAAATTGCAGACCTACAGATCGAGGAAGCGCAGGAAGGGTTGACCGACGATGACGCGGTGCCAGAAGCGCCAGAGCAGCCTGTAACGGTTGAGGGTGATGTATGGGGTCTCGGCTCCCACAAAGTTATGTGCGGGGACTCCACTAGCATTGATGCGGTCCACGCCCTGACTAATGGGTGCAGGTGGGATGTCTGTTTAATTGACCCGCCGTATGAGCTGGAAAGCCTATACGGGAAGTCGATACCAGACGCTCAACCTGGTAAAAAGCTAATTGTAATGTGGGATTTTAAGAGATTCGGTATAGCCCCCTGCGCTGCGATAAGCGCAGGGTGGCAACCGCAATACGAATTTATCTGGGATTGCGTTCAATCTTGGTATACTCCAAATAGACCGTTGCAACGACACAAGGCGGCGGGGGTTTTTGGAGATGACCCGTTTTTTGACACTGAGAAGTCGATTATAAAAGACGGCAAGGATAGAGGAAAAAAAAGAACAGTATCAAACACTCGCGGAACTAGCGAGTACCAACCCCTAGACGGAGCTAAGCATATAGCGACAGTTGAGGCTTTCCCCAACACAATGCAAAAAGACGAGCACGGCCACGGCAAGCCTATGGCCTGGATTGAAGCCATATTCAACGGGGTCGGAGGGTCGATTTATTTGGACTTGTTCGGCGGCAGCGGTTCAACCCTAATCGCCTGCGAAAAAACCAACCGCCAATGCCGGATGATGGAACTCGACCCCAAATACGTTGACGTTATAATCAAGCGCTGGCAGCAATATACAGGCGGCGAGGCCGTACTAGAATCGACAGGCGAGACATTCAACAGTAAGATAAGCGCATGACCAAGAAAAGAATTACCAAACCCCCACACGCGCCCACAGAAGCCACACGCCAAACCGTGCAGCTTCACACGATGGTGGGCACAAATCAGACAGACATCGCCCGCGTACTGGACATTGACGAAAAGACTCTGCGCAAGTATTACCGAGATGAGCTAGACCTGGCGAAAGCAAAAGCCAATGCTACTATCGGCGGGGCACTGTTTAACAAGGCCAAGGGCGGGGATGTTACTGCTATGATTTTTTGGCTGAAAACGCAGGCAGGATTCCGTGAGTCAACAAACATCGACCACACCACCAACGGCGAAGACCTGGTGCCAAAATTTGACGCATCTGGGATGAGTGACGAAGCGCTGGCCGAGATCATGAAGGCGCGCCGCGGTGACGGTTGAGTTAGCCGATGCAGATATGAAGGCGGTGGAGCGCGAATATTGTCGGCGCAGCCTCGCTAGCTTCGTGCTCCAGGCTTGGCACGTCCTCGAGCCGTCTACGCCGTACATCCACAACTGGCACATGGATGTACTGTGCGAGCATCTGGAGGCCGTCACGGCAGGCCAGATCACGCGGCTATTGATCAACGTACCGCCGGGCACGATGAAATCTCTGCTAACCGCCGTGTTCTGGCCCGCGTGGGAGTGGGGGCCGATCGGGTTGCCGCAGCACCGGTTTGTGACCGCATCCCATTCGGAGAACTATGCGCTGCGCGACGCGCGCCGGATGCGACAGCTCATAACGTCCGATTGGTTCCAGGGATTGTGGCCGCTGCGGCTAGCCAACGATCAGAACAGCGCGGGCAAGTTCGAGAATGGCAGCCTGGGCTTTCGTCACGCTATGCCGGTGCGGTCGATGACGGGCAGCCGTGGCGACCGCGTAGTCTGGGACGATCCTCATTCAGTAGAGTCTGCCGTGTCAGCAGCCGAGCTAGCAACCACCCGCCGGATATTCCACGAGACATTGCCGACGCGCCTGAACGTGCCGGCTAAAAGCGCGATCGTTATCATCATGCAGCGGTTAGCGGTCGGTGACGTGGCGGGCGAGGCGCTCGCGCCGGGTATGGGGTACGATCACCTGATGCTCCCGATGGAGTATGAGCACAGCCACCCGCACCTGTCGACTCGGTACACCGACCCGAGGGCTGAGGACGGTGAGCTGTTGTTCCCCGGTAGGTTCCCGCGCCACGTGGTCGAGCGCGACAAGACCGCGATGGGTGATTACGCGGTTGCCGGCCAGTTCCAGCAGCGGCCCGCGCCGCGCGGTGGTGGCATGTTCCCGGTCGATCAGTTCGGCATCATCGACACCTTGCCCGAGCCCAAGCAGATCGTTAAGCGCGTGCGAAGCTGGGACAAAGCCGGCACCGCCCAAGGCGGCGCGTATACCGCGGGCGTCTTGATGCTGCGCACGCGCGACGGCGAGTATATAATCGCGGACGTGTTGCGCGATCAGCTGTCGGCGCTCAAGCGCGAGCGGCTGTTGAGGCAGACCGCGCAGATCGACGGTCACGGCACGCATATTCTCATTGAGCAGGAGCCGGGATCAGGGGGCAAGGAGTCCGCGGAAAGCACGGTCAGGAGTCTCGCGGGTTACAATATACGATCGGACACCGCAACAGGCAGCAAAGAAGTTCGCGCCGATCCGTATGCTGCCCAGGTGCAAGCTGGTAACGTGTACCTACTGCGCGCCGATTGGAACTACTTATTCAAGGGCGAGCACGAGACCTTCCCGGTTGGGAAATACGCGGATCAGGTTGACGCGGCCGCGGCGGCTTTTAACTACATCGCGCCCACGGCCGCGGCGCTAGACACGTGGGCGAGGTTAGGCAAATGATTACAGTCACACGTACGTTCTGGGTCGGTTTGATTGTTTCGAGCATCCGGCAGGCGCTGGCAACACTGCTCGCGCCGAACGCCGCGCAGTTCACCGATAACGGACGCTAATATGTGGAAAGAATTCAAGGACAACTTTGTGAATTTCTCTGCGCAGCTAGGGCTAGGCGCGGGGAGTCAGCAGGACGGCAGCCACTACCGGCAGAGCTACAAGAGTCGCAACCGCTGGGAGTTGGAGTCAGCATACCGCACGAACTGGGTGGCCGGTGTAGCGATTGATACCGTAGCGGAGGATATGACGCGTGCGGGATCGACAATCACGTCAGCGATTGATCCAGATCGGGCGGGCGCTATTCACCGCGGGTTCGAGAAATGGGAAATCTGGAATCAGTTGCGTCAAGCGGTCAAGTGGTCGCGGCTGTATGGCGGGGCGATCGTAGTCATGATGGTCGACGGC